AACTGGGTCAGCATTATCAACACCTTGTTTAGCTATTTGTGTAAACCCGTTTGAGCTAACAGAAAAGCCACCACCTGATGTATTGTTAAGCAAAGTTGTGTCAGTAGTTGCCACCAACAGATTACCACCAGACAAACGCATCTTCTCAGAGCCACCAGATTGGAACAACATAATACCTGTGTTTCTAGCGTTTAATGTAAGTGAAGAACTGCTTGTGGTTATAGTGCCATGTATTGCTGAGCCTGATTTAATATCTAAAGCATTTGCATTAGCTGTTCCTGAAAGGTAAAGGTTTCTAAATCTATTTGCAGATGAACTAAAGCCTAAGTCTACTGAGTTATCAGTCTGTGGGTATAAGTGATTTGTATTTAAGTTAAGTAGAGCTGCATTACTTGCACCTAATTGTAGGTTAGCATTTGTACCAATAATGGTCATTTTATTAGAACCACCTACACCAATGCTTCCAACTGTTGAGCCATCTTTTCTAAATAAAGCAATGTCTCCGTTACTTGAGTTTCTAGATAGGTTGATAGGTGCTTCGTTAGCACGAGAAGCAAAAACCCCAAGAGAGGCAGATAAAGATACACCTGCATCTGTATTACTTATGCCTGGAATAATATTAGTAGTACCCACCAAGAATCGTCCTGACGCATCAAAACGCCCAACTTCTGTATTTTGCGTAAAGAATTTTAGATTTGAACTTAAAGATACGGCTACAATATCTAAATCATCCCTATCACTTGCGTTAAGTTCAATTCTACCTCTTGTAGTTCCTGCATCAGTTAGGTAGATATTATCTTCTGCTGATATAGCTCCTGTAGATGTAACACCACCAACATTAGCTGTTCCTGAAAGGTAGAGGTCTTTGAATCTGCCACTTGAATAACCTAAATCTATTGCAGCATCTCTATTTGCTCCAGTAGTTGTTGCAGGTGCGATAATGCCACTTACAAATCTTAAACCTGAATCATTCCCATAAGGAGAACTTATATATAATGCACCACCATTAGTACCAATGCTTCCAACTGTTGAAGTATCTTTTTGAAAGTTTAAAATCTCTCCATTACTTGATAAACGATTAAGACTTAATGTAGTACCAGCAATAGTAAAAGCACCATTACCGCCTGCGTATGCACGAAATCCAGCAGATGAATTACCTCCTGATGTAGTACCCACCAACAGGTTGCCTGATGAGTCTATTCTTGCTCGTTCTTGACCAACAGTTTCATCAGAAAACACTAATGAAAAATTATTAGAACGAACTGCATAATATCTCTGACTATTTTGTAATCCAATACCAGTTGGATTAGTAGTTGTGCTAAAAACGTGTAGCTTTTGACTTGGCGAACTTGTGCCTATGCCAATGTTGCCTGAGCTGTTTATTACAAGTCTATCAGTAGAAGTGGTTTGAAACTTGATAGCACCAAAAGAAGATTCAGCATCAAATATATATCCTGAACCTGATATACCTGCATCATAGTTTTTAAGTGTAAATGGTCTATTATATGCTGCACCTGTAAAAGTTGCGATAGTTCCAGTTGCACTTGTATTGACATGTAACTTAGCACTCGGTGAACTTATGCCTATGCCAATGTTGCCTGCAAATATAGCATTTTGAGAAGTATCTAGTGTTAAAGCAGTAGTATTATTAGACCTTAATATGACCTGAGATGCATCAGACTGAAGTTGCAAAGCACCGCCTGAATTTCTAAGTATGCTTCCATTGGTAGACATGAAAATATTTCCAGTACTTGTAACTGTTCCTGTTACGTTTATACCTGTATCATCAATACGAACACGTTGTGAGGGTGCTGTTGATATATTAGCACTTGTATTAAGTGTCATATATGGCTTAAAGTTAGAGCCATCTCTTACAACATTTACAGAACCACCTGCTCCTGAAGTATTTGCAACTTCAAATGTAATCCCTACGCCATCTGTTGTACTACCTGCTGAGTTTGTTAATTTTAATAATGAATTTGTGGTTGAGCCTGTATCTTTACGAGATTCTAAGCCATCACTTGTAACTGTTCCAACAACATTTATACCTGTGCTAGTGGTTGCGATTTTTGGTGAACCATTGTTGTATAGGGTTACTGCACCACCATTGATAGCTTGTAAATAATTTTGTGTGCCATTTGGAATCTGCATTTCAATATTGGCTGCTTGGATTTTTAAGTTACCTGTACCTGTTTCTTTTATGACACTATGGTTGTTTCCAGACTCATGGTAAATTTGTAAATCTGAATCACCAAACTCTATTTTTTTATTATCTGGAATCTTTATAGTGTGTGAAAAATCAAAATTATCAAAATTAGTATTCCAAAGAATAGTTGCATCATTACCAACACTTACAGCATCTTGAATGGTAATACCTGCACCATTAGCCGAAGCAGACGAATCCCCCGTTGAATAGTTTAGGGTAATGTTTTTGTCTTTTACGTTTAGATCATCTGTGTTTACAGTTGTTGTAGTGCCTTGAACTGTTAGATCCCCAGTAACAACCAGGTTGGCCATTTGTGAATTACCAGTAGAGGTAATTGCACCAGAGTTGATAGTGCCTAAAGTGACATCATCACTATTTTCTATTTTTGTGCCTAGTTGTGTTTGTATGCTACCTGTTACACCATCTACATAATTTAATTCAGTAGCAGTTGCGGTAATTGCTGTACCGCCTAAAGAAAATGTACCAGTGACATTTAGCGTTCCACCAACTGCTAAAGTTTTTCCTGATCCAACATTAAGACCAATGCTACTACCAGTACCATCTGCTTTAAAAATTGCATCAAGAGAGTCTAAGTCAGCGTTAAGCGAAATACCCCAGGTATCCTCTGCTGCACCTGGTTCTGGTTTTGTTAAGTTTAGATTGGTTGTATATGTATCTGCCATTTAAGCTGCCTCTTGTTTATCAAGTGTTTCCCAGTTCGTAGATGGATTGGTTGCGTCTGTCCAAGTATTGCTAGGAGCTGTATTTTCTGTCCATGTTGCTGATGATACAACTATCTCTTGCCAATTCTCACTACCAACAACTTGGTCTGTCCAGTCTTCGCCTGGAACTATTATGTCTTCCCATTTTAAACCACCGACTGCATTAAAGCCACTTGTTTGGTTGATGGTGGCTTCCATCTTCTTAAATACTTCAGACTGTGCAGATACGTTAGATACTGCTGCGATAGTAACTTTGCCTAGGTCTGTGTCTTTTGCTATCGCTATAACATTAGATGTTGCAGCTATAGTTGCACTTCCTAGTTCGGTATCTCTGCCTACCGCATCAAAGTCTGATACAGCTTGGATAGTTGCTTGTAACTGTTCAGCATCCCTAGCGATTGCTGTAACATTTGATACTGCTGCAATAGTTGCTTTTAGCTCTTCAGCATCTCTAGCAATCGCAGTAACACTTGATACTGCTGATATGGTTGCAATACCACCACGCTTTCTACTACCAATACTTGTAAAGTTAGTAACTGATTGTATGGTTGCAGTCGCTATCTCTGTGTCAGCACCAACAGCTAAGAAGTTTGTGTTTGCCTGTATGGTTGCAGACTCTTGGAATAGTATTCTAGCAAATCCTGTTAAGTTAGAATTTGCCTGAATGGTTGCTACACCTGATACAGTATTTCTAGCGGTTGCGCCAGATGTTGCGGATACGGTTGCTTCAGCTTGAAAAGCTAAGTCGTTAAATTTTGACCTGGAATAATAGCCCTTGTTATAGCCTATACTGGCCATGACGTTAAGCTAATGTTACGTCTAAATCACCAGCGTTAAATCTAAATACATCTCCTGTGCTTACAGTCTTGGAAGCGTCTAGGTTAGCGTATGCTAACAAGTTTCCAGATGTTGATGCGTCTAAAATACCAACTGCTACGATAGTTCCTAAGTTTGCAGTTGCTGTAGGATATTCAATAGCTGATGGGTTGGTTGCGGTAGTTGGGTTAGTACCAGATACATTGAATGTACTTGATCGTCTTACATAGCCTCCGCCTGTTGCTTCAGTTCCACCGCCTGTATCAGTTGGTGCTACTGTATATAAAGCAACATACAATGTTGAGGGTGCTGTATAAGCATTGCCACCAAAGACATGCTCTAAAACTTTGTCTTCTAAATAATCACTAAATCCTGCCATCGTATTCTCCTTTAATTACCGTAGTAGTAATTTCTTTTTTGTTTTGTTCCGTAAGTCTTTCTTCTCATCATTAGAGAACCTTTACCAAATGCAGCCTTCTCTTGAGCAAGTCTCATTTCTTCTAATGCTTTCTCAAACTGTTGTGTAAACATTGCTATTCTGTCGTCTTCCATCAAGTAGATAGAAGCGTGTTTCAATGCACCATACAAGTAAACATCTGGGTTTGATACTGATACAAAGTTAGTTGCATTGGTATCACTCAGTGCATTTATTTTACCATAATAAGTTAGCTGTAGGGTGTAAGGAACGTCAGGAGTTGGTGCTAATTCCATAGTACCATCAACCATTGCATAATATACTGGTTGACCTGTTAAGTTGTTATTTGCTTTTCTATAAACATCTAAAGATTCTATAGACTGTTGAAATAACGGACTAAAATCATTTGATGTTATTTCTACATTGATGGCTTCTAGCCAATCATCTGGTACTGATAAGTATTGAGCATCTGCTACTGCGGTAGCTCTTACAATCATGTCTTTTGTTCTTAACTTTCTGTTAAGTTCAGCCTCTACATTATCAATAAATGTATCTATGGTAGATGTTAAATCTGATCTGTTTAGATAACCAGCTATGGCTGTTTTTAATTCTGCATATGTCATACTT